TCGAAACATTGTATTTAGACGAACCATTGGTAATGGCATCAACGCCAGTCAGATAAATGTCCATCCAGAAACCATCTGCCACCAGCGTCATCCCACGAGGATCAGGACAAGCCGGACGGAACTTCAGATCCCAGAATGAGTATTCGTTGATTGCAGGTGTGGTATCGCCGCCAGAAGTGCCAGTCGCATTGCCGCCCGGAGCATAGTGGAAGCCGCCGATCTTGCGAGCATTTGCAGACGGTGGCGAGGTGTGATCCGTTGATGCCTGCAATGAGCCATCCGTTTCAGCCCAGATTGCATAGTCCGTGCCGGCAGTTAGCGAAGGCATATCAACGGAAGTGCCAGAGGCAATCGTCAACACCGTGCCATTCACTTCGACATACAAAGCGGATTGGGTTTCTGCTGTACCTGCGCCAGTCTTAGTGAACAGAACAGCGGTAGGATCGACTTTGCGGAATAGGCCGTAAGATGGATCGCCGCCTGCCGCGTCAGCAAAACTTAATGTCCCAGAACCGTTTGTAGTTAATACTTGATCCGTTGTTCCATCCGTTGTTGGAAGTGTAAATACGCCAACAAAACTGGTGAGATTCGAATCGTAGGCTTGAACGGTGCTACCAATATCTGCTGATTGCAGCGCAGAATCGGCGAGAGTGCCTTGGGCGGAGGTTGCTAAACCCGCTTCGGAAGCGGTCTGATTGATCCACTTGCTCGCAGTCGAGTCGTAAGCCAGCACTTCATTGTCGGCAACCGAGGTGATCGTCACATCGGACAACTCTGATAGCTGGTCTTGATCGGTCAGATTGTTGTCAGAAAACGCGCCAGAAGTGTCCAATGTGCCAAGCGTGATCCATGCAGAATCCGCAGAATTCCGCATTTTCAACAGGGTTGTTGAAGTGTCCGCCCAGAGCATACAGGCATAAGTCGGGGAAGGTTCTGTCGCGCTCTTGTGGAGCGAGATCATTACCTCCAAGTTGTCATCGTGATCTGTCGCTGATAGCGGTGCGCCTTTGTCAGCGCGAGTGACTACGCCTGTCATTTCCTGCCCCTTATGAGAATGTCACATTCCAAGTGATCTTGAGCGCGTCGGATGCGGTCTTATTTACGGCGGAGAAGGTCGTGCGGTTCAGCATCGTGCCGAGGCTGGACGCATTCAAAATGCCCGCTTCGGTGATTGAGCCAGTACCCGTCCCCGCAGGGAAATCGCCCACATAAGCAATGGTTCCGGCGGTCACAGCTTTGGAAGTCAGCGTGACGCGCCCTGCTTCGGTTTCTAGTGTGGTGTCGCTCGTTGTTGCTGAGGTAGTACCTGTGCCAATTGCCATGTGCGAGAACGCCGTTCCTGAGCCGCTGACAAGGGTTGCCACCAGATTCACGCCTGCCGTGGTAATGGTATTTTTTACTTTGCGCTCATCCACGACTTTCCCATCGCGGATCAACTGGATCACCAGTTCGCCTTTGATTCCTACTTGATCTTTCATAGTTTGCTGCTCACCGTGTTGCGATAACCTTCGACCAATTCATCAATGGCCGCCCTGTAGTCCAAATACTCCTGATCTTGTGGATCAAGAATTCCTCGATTGATTATCCTAAATTCCTCGTCCTGTGGATACCGCTCGCGAATCTGCATCTCTAGCACCATGCGAGCATTTGCTTTGATTTCAGCTTCGGTTGCCGTTTTGGTTTTCATGGCTCCACCGTTGGAAACAGGATCAATGATTCACCAGTATAAATGCCAATCAGGACTGTCTCGCCGTTGATTTGCTCAATCTGATCTATGCTGGCCTCTGGCTTGAGAATGGTCAATCCATCCGGCTCGGCATAGATTCGATCTCCGTCAACTAGATCAGCTTCATCTTCAAATCGCAGGTCGCCGGCATAGCCGATATTCACACTTGCCCTGATTGATATATGAGCGTTCTCTAATGAAGCCTGAACTTTGACCACGCGCTGATTCGGCGGACAGGTCTGGTAATCCATGACGATGCCGGCCTGAAGCTCGCGAGTAGAAAAGGTCTGTTCCATTATTCAAACACCCCGACTGTGGTCTTGTCCGTTTTGACGAATACGCCATCCTCGAATACGGAATCGCGCAGCGCGACAGAGAATGTCGTGCTGTCATCAATGGATACCGATTCTGTGAGCGGCACATCCCAGAAAAGAATGCCAGTAAAGCGCAGTTGGTTGTCGTCAATGGACACGCTTTCCGCGAGCGTCATCTCGTATTCAAAGGCCAACGCTTCGGTGATGCCTACAGAATCCGTGAACGATCGGCCAGGATTTACATTGATCTGCTCGCTGATCGAGATTGAATCACTCAAGGTCTGGAACTTGGTGTTCACATCGTTGAGTGTCAAGGTCGGCGCAGCATCGCTGATCGATACAGAATCCGTCAGAGTTGGTGTTCTCAGATAGAAGCCATCCGTGGTGTGGTTTTCCTGAACGGTCAGATGGATCAGGTCTGGACGCTTATCAATCGCAGAGCCGAATTCCAATGTGCGGCGCGTAATCAAACCGCGATCCAGAACTGCGTTGGAATAAATCGGGGTTTCCATCGTCACAAAATCACCCGGCTCAAGGGCCAAATTCTTCAGGACGGTTGAAATGCTGGATTCAAATTTAGGCGCAGAAAACTTGTCATAGAGCCGCTTGGAAACGATCTCAGCGGCCACCTGATCGCGAATCATGGTCAGGTCATAGACGCGCTCCCTTGAATAAGTCCCGACCCTGCGCGTTGCGTCCAGCTTGGTCTTGGAAAACATATTGCCATAGCCGGTCACTTCGGCGTATTCGTAGCGGCCTTGATAGTCTTTTTGCGAGTTGTAATCAAAGCGCTCTTGAATATCTGTCGCCAAATCAGATGCCTTAGACCGAGCCAGCGACATGGTTTTCATCACAATATCGGATGAGTCAATCGAGGCATCCTCTGTCGGGGTATCCGGCACGAATCGAATCTGAGCAACGCCATTCCGCCAATGCGCGGTTGCGTTAGCCTGATAAAGCATATCGCCCAAAATGTCGCGGAATCGGTTGGGTTCGGTGATGGCGAAGTCTAGGGAATGAATGCCCTCGATCTGCGTTCCGAGCAGATTGATTGCTGCGTTCGGGGATGGATTGACCGTTTTCGTGCCTGATCTATTCAGGTCTGGGTAGAAATTGGTTGCCGTATTGGATGCTGAGTCTGTGTTGTAGAGCGTGTCGTAGTAGTCATCCGCCGCAGATTCATTGACATATTCAACAATGTCTGCCGAACCTTCCGTGCCAATTATCGGGTTTTGAGCATATTTATTGATGAACTTAAGAATCTGATTGTGTGGCTTTACCAGACCGGATGATCCATCACAAATCCCGATCACATCACAAGTGACCGTGTTGCCGATAAGAACATCGGCAGCAGAGTTGCCACCGATCAGGCGCACGGTTCCGGTCTTAGTCGCTGCACCTGTTTTGACTGCTGCACCTGTTTTATAAACGGCTGCAACCGATGTTGAAGTCAATGCACCGCCCACCGTGACCGGGAAGGTCATGCGGATGTACTCGCCAGAATTGATTACATTTGTGGCAGACCCGATCCCGCTCGAATAACCGCCAGCAGAATCAGTGCGCGTTCCCTTCACGGTGATGTAATTGAAGCGCGCATAACCCTGCGTGGTTGGCGTGCCTGTCGCGATGTACTCAACTCTGACGCTGTTGGATGTAGAAGTGAAGGAATACGGCCCCTTCACATTTGCGCCGGTATCCGTATCTAAAACAACAAGGCTGAATCCGCCGGAAAGAATGCGAATATAGACGCGAGATTGGCCTTGTCTGAAATAGCTGTAATCGATTTCCAGCGAATAGGAATAAGTAAGTGCTGCGCCGGTATCGTGTTCGTGACCCGGCTCATCTACGCCAATGGTGTCATCAACATCTACGGTGTCATTGACAGCAATCGTGTCTTGAACCTCTAGGCCAGAACTTCCTGAGCGACCTGTTCCGCCGGGATTGGTCATCACGACAATATATGCCTTGCCAGCAGGAAGGTCCCATGTCACGCAAACCGGATCAAGTGGATTTAGGTTTGGATAGGCGTAATACTGAGCCGGAGGCAGACCATCAACTTTTACATTGGTGATTTCTTCGACCGGATGATCGGCCACAAGATAGGCATAGCCTTCGCTTATTTGAGAGCAATAGTCCTGAATATAAACCGTGTCCCCTGCGGCATGGTAATATTGCAGCGCAGAGGTGAAAGTGATCTTCCACTTTTTCTCGGAAAGGTCATATTCGATGCTGTCTATATTGGCCTGTTCTTCTTGGAATGTTCCGGATTCACTTTCAGATTCAACGGTATTGATTACTAGCGGATCAGAATAGGCAGGCAATCCCACGCCCGTCAGGTCGTGTGCCTTAATCCACCAGCCAATGTCATCTGTCACATAAATGTAGTCATTGCCTGCAACCCCCTCGATGGCTAGAACGCTGGCAAAACCAGAGGCAACAGGTCGGCAGATGTGATCCCTCACGCGACCCATGATGATCGGCTTAGTGTCACCAACTGCATCAGGATCAGCGAAGGGAAACTCGCCACGACCGATCAGGTCTGGAACCTGTCGGTCATAAATGTGGGCAATATCTTGCAGGCCGAATGAAACCGAATCTTCGGTAATCTCAATATCACCCTCGACTGTACCGATGAACATGGTCTCAGCATCGGTGACAGTTCCGGCTCCGACTGAATCTTCAAAGCCAAGATAGACGGTGCATTTCATTCCCGCCTGTATTGCGCCTGAGAGATTGGATGGGTAGTTGCTGATCTGCAAACCCATTGAGCCAAAGGATTGATGGTCGGCTTCGAGCGTCTGCTCTAGCGGACTGGTATTGACGATCCGCGCTTCGTAAGTATCGCCATCGAAAACAATCTCACGCTCGGCCCAATAGAAGGTTGTGGTGGTCTGCGTCCCCATGCCCGGAGTCACGCCGGAAACATAAGTCACCAAATCATACTTGCAAAACAAAATTGGCAGGTATGAATCCCCTGCCAGCTTGCTTGCGAAACCTGCTCCGAAAGTTCTCATGCGGTCTGCAACAGCGTGAAGGTGGCGCGATAAAAGCGGTCTTTCATAATCTCAACAATGTTGAAATTGTCGATAAATCGGACGGTGTACACATCGCTGTATGGGTCGGTGTACTCAAAGGTCTTTTCTGATCCGTTCACGGTGCTGTCGTAAAACGACTCCAGCGCATCGCGTTCAGATTCGGAATACAAAATCACCTCGATGTTGTAGCGGTAATTTGTGACAGACCGAGAATACACATAGAAAGACCCATCTTCCATCTGCACTTCGGAGTTGTGCTTTACAACCTCGCGCTCGTATGGCGATTCTGGATTGCTTGTAAAGGCAATGCTAGTCGTGGCCGATGCCACCGTTGGATAGTCGAATCTCATCGTGCGCGCACCGTTGATAGATTGCCGAACCCGGTCGTGCTGCGGGAATTACCCACCGTCATGCCGATCCGAGTCGAGCGCGTTGAAGTATCCCCACGCGAGGCAAGGGCATTATTGATGCCGTGTGCCGTTGCTGCGGTGTAGATGTTGTTGATAACGGTCTGCCCGCCAGTCTGCCCGATGGTTCCGGTGCGGTTCGGGCTAAAGATTTCCGGCCCTTTTTCGCCTACCAAATAAGAGCGATCTGCCATAACGCCACCGCCAGAGGCGCGTGATCCGCTAGGCAATAACCCTGCTGGCGCACGCGCAGGGCCAGCAGATAAATTTGCTAACCCCTTCCCTGCTGCAAAGGCAGTCTTGGCAACGACATTTTCTTTAGTCAGCCATTTCCACGCATTTTTGAGTGATTCGATTGCAGATAGGAGCGATCTGATAACAGCGAGGAATGTGGTTGCACCTTCTTTGATGCCTTCCCACATTTGTTTTCCGTCTTTGCTAATCCAATCCTTAAATTCTCTCCACAGATCAAAGGCTTTTCCTGATTCTCCGAACCAGTTTCGTATAGTTTCTGTGACCTTGATCAACCAATCCCTGACCGTTGCGCCCCATTCTGCTCCCATATTTTTGGCGGACTCAAGATCAACCGCCATTGCTTTCAGATTGGTGTTGATCCAGCTAATCGCCGGCTCGATGGACTTAGAGAATGCGCCAGCAAATTCAGCCCACCATTTACCAAATCCTTCTAGTGCTGGAGAGAGCGCAGAAACTAGCTTATCCCAAATGCCGCCAAATGCTGCGCCCATTGCGGTGAGTGCATTGTTGGCTTTTTCTACGCCCTTAATGGTGTTTTCATTAAGAACAAAGCCAAGCCTTTCTGCTTCGCTTGTCATACCAAGCAATCCAGCCTTGCCGCCATTCAGCATATTCACCATTGCGACACCTTCGGAGTCGAACAGTTTGAATGCTAAGCGGAGCTTTTCAGATGGATCTTTTACCTTAGTGAAGGCTTCAGCAACTTGGCCTAATAGATTTTCTGTTGAGTTCATGCGACCGCCAAAGCTGGTCAGCTTGACCCCCATTTGAGCAAGAGCATCCTTAGCTTCGCCCGTGCCTTTTGCGGCTTCTGCGGCGCGGCGCGTAAATCGCTGCAACGCCATGTCCATTGTGCCTGTTTCAATGCCTGACAGATTTGCTGCATATCGGAATTTCTGCAAATCCTCAACAGCAACGCCTAGCTTGGCTGATGTTTTTCCGAGCGAGTCAATATAGGAATAGGTCTGTTTGATGGCATAGCCAATGCCAGCCGCGCCAGCAAGCCCAACAAAGGCTGTTTTTAGATTGAGGATTTTTTTGGCAATCCCGCCAAAAGCATTTAGAACTGCGGTTCCGGCTTTCTTTGCTGTCGTAGCAAGGGTTCTCATTGCGTTACCAACTTTCTTGATAACGCTAGAGGCGGTGTCTTTAGCCTTTAGCAGGATCTCAATTTGATTCGCTGATAATGCCATCGAGTTCCTCCATAATCCTCACAAGTTTATGCGGCTGTTCTGCCCATGTTCCTCGATTCGGATACTGCCCTTTTTTCCAATATCGATAGATTTCAAGGTACTGGCTGGCCTCAAAATAATCGATAACCGGACAGCGATTCACGCTGCCCTTGATCCCATGCACCATGACCGGTGCTTTAGACTTTGTGAAGCACCCCCTGACTTCTTTGTCCGCCGGCGAGCATTTTGAGCAGTCGAATTTGAGCTTCGTCTGCATCACCGCGCCTAAGACTTTTTTTCGTCAGAGCCTCCAAAGCCATTCATGTCCAGCGCAATCTGACCGAGTTCTTCGACCACTTCAATGCCGGCCAGCTTATCCATTGTCTGATCCGAGGCTTTCCCGGCCACCAGCTTCACATCGAAGGGGCCGTTCTCAATCTTGCGGATCGAGTTCGCCAGCGCGTCCGCAGTCAATCCGAAGATGTTGGTGCGGATTTGCTGGTTCCCCGATGCGTCCACATCGAATGAAATGAACTTGTCCTTCATCTGCTGGAATTTGAGATAGCTGATCGTTCCCAGAACAAACCGGGTCGGCTCCTCGCCATCCTTAAATTTCAGATGGCTTTCGTCAAAATCCTGACGATAGGCCGCCAGATCAGAGTTCTCAAGATCCAAAGCCGGATCATTTGAAGCGATTACAACAATCGCCTCTTTTCGATCAATGGACTTGAACGCCATTAGCTCACCGTGCTTCTGGTTAGTGCGCCATTACCAACACCGCTGAAACTGAAGCCCATCAAGCCATCCGCAGTTGCTTCAATGCTGACTTCCTGAAGGATGATCGTGCCGGTGTATTCATCATCACCAGTTGTATCGCCTTCTGTGCGAAGTTTCACAGAAACAGAAGAATCGCCAGTCAAGATGTCAGTAACAGTCGCAACCTGCCCGCTGGTGTCATCCGGATCGTGGTAGCCAGAAGCCTCAACGCTCCATGTCTTGCTGGTGGCCGTATTACCAGTCCAAGTATCGCCAAATGCGAATGATTCTTCGGTATTCTGAGTGATGCTCAAGGTGAAGCTGTTGAGTTCGCCAATTAAGTCAGTTCCATAAAAGACGGAACCGGATTTGCCGCTTACTACTGCCATGTGTATCTCCTTAGGTAGTGCCGCGAGTGAATTGATAGAGTACCCGAACCGTCACAATGATTCCGCCTATCGGATCTATCGAGCCTTCATCGGTTTCTATTGTAAGAACTTGGGTGTCAACCGCATAGCCCCCACGGGATCTGTCCACATCTAGGGCTTCCTCGATCGCTTCGATCAAGTCATTTCTGGCCGTGTCGATAGCTGTAGCTTTCACAAAGCCAATGATTCTGTAATCTATATTCCCGTGCCGCTGTGCGTTTGTATCGCTCAGAGTGGCGTCTGAGCGGCTCTCGGAGGCTGTCTGGACGAGTATCGCCGGATACTGGGCGTTAGATAGCTTCTGAAAGTCAAAAGGCTCTCTGGTGACATAGGAGGCTGCTACAGGGCTACTCATGGCCTGCAATGTGGAAACAATCTCAGAGGCAATGGATTCGCGAATGCTCATAGCTTGAATTGCCCGGCAAAGAAGCGTCCTAATCTATTGGCTTCGGCTTGATTGAATCCGAACCACGGACGCTTGATGTTCAGCATCGCGCCTTTTTTTGAGTTTATTTTGTCGATGAAATAAATCTTTGCGGTTTGGTTTCCAAAGGATTTGCCGTTTATTGAGGCAAGCATTTTTCCAGAAAAGTTGAAGTCCACGACCTTAGTTTGGCGACCTTTTTTCTTTCTAAATTTAGCGTAGCCGGCAGAATACGGAGCAAATTTCCCCATATATCCAACGCCCTTTTCTGTTCGATCCGTAATAATATTGCTGCCGTGTAAAGCGGTTCTTTGCAATGCAACATCAATAGATTTCTTCATGCCGCCAGCCGCTTTTTCTAAAGCGCGCTCTACGGCCTTGGAATCAAATTGGATATTGACCTGCATTACCGGAACAGCCTTCCTGAGTGGCGTGGCAGCTTTTCAGCATTGGTCACGGTCGAGTCATTGTCCGCATCGTATTCCACGCCGTCTAGGAATACCTGATCCATTTCTTCGCCATATCTGGCGCGGTAGAAATCAATCATGTTCTGGAATCGATCGCCATCTACCCAGTTGGTCAACTGCGGCAATGCGTATTTCCACAGGACAAGGTAGGAAGCGGCTCGCGTCCATTGGGAATCTGTTAGGAGTGTGGTGTCTAATTCGCCGGAGAATCCGGTTTTAGCCCACCATTTGTTGCGGATCTCGCGCTCAATATCGGCCTGTGCGCGGGTGTGTTCGTCCGTAAATGACGAAATGCCCAGCGTCAGAATGTCCGGCAAAAGTGCTGTGAGGTCTGAATCTGTCGAAAAAGCCATGTCCTGCTCCCATGTTATGAAAAACCCCGCCCCCCCGAAGGGGGCAGGGATTCTAGGGCTTACAGGCCAGCGTCGAAGTACATTTCTACGCCGTAGTTGTCATCGAGTTCGCCAACACCGTACACGGCGG